GTTGTGATTGTAACAAATCGGACAATCCATTCTGGTAGTGGTGTTTGGTTCGATGTTGATGTCATTTAAAAATTCTTTCATTAGTTCTATTAGAATTATAATTTTTAGATGTCAACCATTACAAACCATTACATTGCATTTTTTTTATTGACGAATTATTTTTTGTCTGTAAAAGGAGGGAACCCCCCACCCCTATAGGGTATATGCGAACCAATATTTAAGGAGGATAATGTGCAAAATAAAAGGTTGTATGAAGTTAGAGTTGTTGTCAACGAAGAAAAAATATATCATATTTATGCGGATGATGAAGCAGACTTGACAAGTATATGGAATAAAGATAATTTTGCAAAAGAAAAACCTATTGACACTTTAACCATTAGTAAGGATAGAAAAAATTATAGGATGATAAAAAACAAGGAGAATCTATGAATATAAAAAAAGCAGAGCAAGTATTAAATAGATTTATTGATTTTTATAGAGATGTCAGAAAAACATCAGATTATAAAGGTTCTAAAGAAGATATACTAGAGGGCGAAGAAGCGTTAGATTTCCTAGTAAAACAATCAAAACAATTGTCAGCTAAACCTGTGTATAAAAAATTATGGACAAAAAATGGAGTGGTAAAGCAAGTAAATGTCAGCTAAAAAAGAAAAATACGTTTTGCAAACTTATAAAGAAAGAGGAAAAGTATATCCTTATGAAGAAACAACAGCGTATTACTTTGGGCCTAAATTAGATTTTACAAAAACAATAAAAACTAAAAAGAAAAATGTCAAAAAAAGTTAAGTTTCCAAAGCACGTAACTGTTGGTGCATTTAAGGTTGAATTGGTAAAAATACCTCATTCAGTTGCTTATGATAGTTCAGATTATCAAGGTAGTTTTGTCAGCCAACCACCCGCTAAAATATTTTTAGATGAGGATATTGTCGATGGCGGTGGCATGGATGCTGTCAATCTTGTACTACACGAACTTTGTCATCTTGGCTTTTATCAATATGGTATGAAAGAAAAAGATGAAGAACATATTGTCAATAGTTATGGAAATTTTTTTACTGAAGTGCTAATGCGTAGTGAACTAAAAGAGTGGTTATTATGGCAGATAAAAAATGCGTAAGTTGTAAAAATACTGTAGGTACAATAAGAAGCACAGATACAAAATGGTATTGTGATTATTGTTTTACAGATAAAATTCACATTGGGGATAAGTTTTTAAATTTTTTGTTGACAGTAAAAAAACATTTAATTAATGGGGATAGTGTTTAACAAAGTGAAATGTTGGATATAATTAAGTTTAGACTCCTGCAGAGACAATTAAGTTGCTGTAACTTGGTTAAACACTTGGGTGGTTGTTCTCGACAACACTAAAAACGAGAGTTGTGGTGCTAATAATAAAGCGAACCAGAGTATAGTCGAGAGGTTGCATATACCCCTACGATGTTTGACTACTGCTGTCGAGGTATCTTTATAACCACAAAACATGTTTAGGAGTGGGCATGGTAGTTATATCTGTAAGTCCTTTTCCTAAACAAAAACTGGTTTCTTCAATACTAGTGCTAAATATATATTGCAAGTGAAGAAACCAAAACAAGATAAGCCGTGTTATAGCGTGTGCTGTCTTGGATGGCTGTGGTAGGGTAGTGCCAGTTGAGTGATAAAACATTTCGAAAGAAAGTGGAAAGAAGCTCTAAACTATTTACTTGGGTAGGTACGATAACCTTAATAAGCTAGCAGATAGTTGTCGTACCTATGCCACTTAACCTTTCGTAAGGAGAGGGGTCTGTAGACGTACAGAATGATTGTGAAGAAAAGAGAATCCCGTCACACTCCTTACGAAAGTTTAAAACAGGGGAGTTATGAAAAGAATAAACGAAGAAGCAAATAGACCTTTTAAATCTGGCGATGTCAGACAAGACGGCTATATATTTAAATCTTATAAACTTACTCTTGGAATAAAAAAAGACGGCTATTATGGGGAAGCATGGTATAAGCCGATGTCATATCAAAATTTAGTAGATAACAATAAAAAAAGAAAAGCACGCATTTATAATTACATAACAAGATTTTTAAACAAATGGAAAACTAAAAATGGTTGTTACATTTGTCAGCAAGAATTTAGGTCGACTAGCTTACAATTTCATCACATAGATAGAAAAACAAAACTTGGTAATGTGTCAGAAATTTGGCGAACAAGTTGGGCGGGTATTGTCAGTTTAAAAAAAGAGATTAGAAAATGTAAAGTTGTATGCTATAATTGTCATACATTAATCAACATAAAAGAAAGTAGGTTGCACAATGGTTTATAAGTTAAATGTAGAGTGGAAAAGTAAAGACCATATAAAATTAGCTGATATTTATATGGATGCACCAGATAATATTAGCTGTTGGGATGGCTGTTTAGAAATGTCTTTTCAATTAATGGAAGAAGAACCAAAGGAAGCTATAAAATTATTAAAGGGTAAAGAGTAGAGGTTAGTATGGATATATTTACAATGTTACTTTGTATAATTATTGGATTTTTAATTTTTTGGTACGTAAGCAAATAATGTCAGAACTTTGGACACTAATAGACGCTGATTTGTCAGCTTACAATCACACTAAATTTAGTGCGGGTGGTCGGTTGTATTTTATAAAAGCGGGTAGAAAAAATGTCAACGTCTACCGCTATCATGCTAGAAAAAATGTCAGCATAAGATTGTCAGCGTTACCTGAATTTTTCTTTAATGAAGAAAGCGAAACAAAACTTTTGCGTAGATACCCTAAAACATTTAAAAACATATTAAAAGATTTTAAAGCGTATAAAAATAAAACTGCTATTGAAAAAAATATATTAGATACACTAAAAATAAAAGCAAAAATAAATTATAAAAATGTTTGACAAGTTATTTGATTTAAGTATTTTAGAATAAATTTAACAAGGGGAGTTAAAATGGCTAATATAATTTTAGGGAGTGTACCAGAATCAATACAAAGTATTGTAGGCAATAAGGGTATATTTCACATTCGATGGAAGAAAAAAGATAATAGAAAATTTATAACAGATAAATTTGGACATACTGTAATTAATAAAGATTACGGAAAAAATAAAATTTTACGTGTTGGCAATTTTAGACTAGGCGTTACAAAAAATACTAAAGGGGGTAAAAGAACAACTGACCCTAATCAATATTTAATAGCGTATGATATGACTAAAAAAGAACATAGAAATATATTTTACAATTCTATACAAAAAATAGTAGCCAACAAAAAAACTTATTTTGTAAAAGTTATAGATACTAAAAATTATAGGTTTGGTTTAATTGAGCGTGTTAAAAATGATTAAATTTATTAAATCTAAAAAATTATTAAATATTGATAACAACGCAAAAACTGTAAAAGGGCAAAAATACAGATATAAAACCGCAATTTTATATTTAGCACCCGCTAAAATTAGCGGTTACAATGTTTGCCCGTTTGCTGATGATTGCTCTAAAACTTGTTTAAATACGGCGGGGCGGGGTCAAATGTCAACAGTACAAAAAGGACGTATTAATAAAACTTTATGGTTTTTTAACGAGCGTAAAACATTTATAAAACAACTAATAGATGAAATAGTTAAATTCGAATATCATTGTAAAAATAACAAATTTAAGCCATGTATTAGGTTAAATGGTACAAGTGATATTAAATGGGAAAACTTCGAACTATTTAAACAATTTCCTAATATTAACTTTTACGATTATACTAAACAACCTAAAAGAATGTATAAATATATTAACGGGCAATATGAGAGCAATTATCATTTAACTTTCAGTCTAGGTTCATCAAATAAAGAAGAAGCAAAACAAGTTTTAAAAATGGGTGGTAATATTGCCGTTGTTTTTAGGAATAAAAAATTACCTAAACAATTCATGGGTTACAGGGTTTTTAATGCTGATAAAAGCGATTTAAGATTTAAAGACCCAAAAAATGTCATTGCTGGCTTATATGCAAAAGGAAGAGCTGTCAAAGATACAACTGGATTTGTACAGGATGTAATACAATGATTAAAAATATGTTTTATACTTTTAGTTTAGATAAACAAAATATTATTAAATATGGTTTAGGATTAAAAAATAATGTATTTACGCTAAATATACCCGTTGAAAATACAACTGATACAATACCGCTAAAAATTGAGGTAAACAATATTAATGAATTTAAGATAAAAAAAATATTTGTATCTAACGTAAATTATGATAATAAAAAATTATTGCAATTACGCAATAAAACAAAAACAATATTTCACGGGGGTTAATCATGAAATATGAACATAACGATATTAATAACCTAGATGCATTTAATTTAAATATTAAAGAAATTTGGGAACCAAAAATTGAAACACCATTTGGCAATATGACTTTAAACAATCAAAAGGTTATTTATTCAATTGATGGTAATAAACTAACGCCTTTAGGCAATTCACGTTCTAAACAATATCAATTAGTAAATCCAATTGATTTATTTAGTAAACACGCAAAAAAATTAAGTGAGGTTAGCAATTTAAATTTATCTAAAGATAATATTGAAATTGTTGATAATGTGTATGATGGGGGGCGTAAACAACAGCGTTCTATCACTTTTAAAGATATGATTGTTGAGGACGTTGACGATAAAAGCACAATTTTTATGAAATCCGATACATATAACAGCGTTGATATGTCTTGGATGTTTCAAAATCATACGGGCGGTTTTAGAGATAGTTGCGCCAATGGGTGCGTTTTTGGGGGTTCACGTTTATTTCATACCAAACAAAAACATACTACAAATTTAAATATTGATGCTATTTTAAAACAGGTAACTAACATAATCTCTAATTGGGATAGTAACAAGCAAGTAATAAAACAGTATCAAAATAAAAAAATGGGTCGCCGTGAATTTGCTTATATTTTGGTAAATACCATTTGTAAAAAAATTAATAAATTAAATAAATATGATGGTATTGAAGAGAAATTTGGCGTTAATAAAAAGCTATTAGGATATTTCCTAGACAAGTTTGATATGTATTCGGGGTCTTTAGGAAATACTGTTTGGACAGGTTACAACGCTTTAACTGATTATTCAACGCATGTTAACGGCGTTTATGAGCGTAACGGGGTTGAATATAAAATGACCCGTGCCAATGCTTCAGAACATACCGCAAGAATGAAAAGGGAAGATAAAATATTATCTTTACTTAATGACAATTTATTTTTAACCTTTTTAAATACGGGTTGGAATGAAAACCAATTAAGCGGCGTTAGGTCGTTTAAAATTGAACAATATTTAAATTAATTAGGGGGTTTTATTATAGAAGAAATAATTTCAATTATATCAAAAGCAATATTTGTAGTAATTATTATTGGCGTTGTATTATTGCTTATTTAAACTAATTTTATAAATCATTAATAACCCGCTTTACATAGCGGGTTTTTTATTTTAGATACTAATTAAAAAGGGGGTAAAATGGTAAATTGCGTATTTATACTAATTACAATTTATTTATTGATTTAGTATGAAACTTAATATTTAATTTTCTTTATATTAAAGGGGGTTAAATGACTTACACTTGACTATATAACATTTTTTCATAAAAAACTTCTTATAATAAACCCGCTTTTTATAGGCGGGTTTTCTTATTTGTGCCTTTTTTTACATCTATTGAAAATTTAAAGGGGGTGATTTTCTCTATGACTTTTACAAAACCAAATAAATATATTTTAGAATATGATTTTAAATTTTCGGATAATATGGAAAGTTTAGGCAAGCAATCACAAATTGATACTTCAATTAATGATAGAATTCGTGAGGGTTCAATAGATGCTTTATGTAAAATATTTGATTTTATTAATAATAGTAATTCAGATATAAACCCTAAAGAAATAATGGTATTTATAACTGATGAAATAACTAAACGAGGGGGGCAAAAATTACGAATTAAAATAGAAGAATAATATTAATTAATATTGCACTAGACCCGCTATTTATTAGCGGGTTTTTTATTGGTATTGGTTGGCTTATATGTGGGGTTTTATTGTGGGTTTTAACCTAGTTTACACGGCTATTAAATTAGTGGGTTTATCGTTAATATATGCGGGTTTATGGGGTTGTTTTTATACGCTCGGGGGCTATCCAATAACTTAATCTAAATTAGTAAACTAGGATATAAAACGGGAATATAATCTAAAACATATCCTATAATATAAATTAGGGTCTATACCCTTTTATATACGGGTTCTGTAATTATCGTAAGTAATATAAGCGGGTAATTGTAGGGTTAAGTTACTGATAAATATGTATAAATAAATATATATTATATACTATAATACGGCTAGGGTCAGTAGGGGGGGTACATATACGTGTATGCCAGTGAGAATATAAATTATAAAAATAGAGGTGTGAACTAGATTGGTCGGCAAGACCCCTAATAATATTGGTCGGCTAACCCTTATATACCCCCTAGGGTATAGATGTAAGGCCCCCGGGTAGGGGTAAGTTATTATTGTACCAACAAATTCAAAACTGTCAAGTAAAAAATTTTTTTTATAGAAAATACTTGACAACTAGCTAATATCGAATACAATATAATAAACTGTATTTAAGATAAATATTGTCTAGCACACTTTTCTACACCTTTGATAGACAGATACAGGGAAATAGTGGTGCTGAAGACACATAGGCCTATGATTTCTAATTTATTACCGCAGAAGCAAAAACCAAAGAAGGAGCTTACCATTAAGCAAACCACCTTCGTAGACGAACTCATGTCTAATGGTGGTAATATTAGTCAAGCTATGAAAGTAGCAGGCTATCATGATGGTTCTCGTAATTGGCTTATTGAATCTGTACGTGATAATATCATCGAACGTACAAAACAAGAACTAGCACTTAATGGCCCTAAAGCGGCTACCCGACTAGTTAATACATTAGATGAAGACGGAACAACACCAAAAGGTGACTTACGCTTAAAAGCGGCAGAAAGCATATTGAATAGAATTGGTATCGGCTCTAATGATGCTGTAGACCATAATGTACAGGTAACACATGGAGTGGTTCTGTTACCAAGTAAGAAAGAAGAACCTATCCAGATAAATGAAAACGAATGATATACGAAGAACTTCCACTATACCCTTCGGATATGAGCTCGGAGAAGACGGTAAGACGTTACTCCCTATCCAACAGGAGCTTGATGCGTATACAAAGGCTAAACAGTATCTTCAAACTTGCTCTTATAGGGAAGTTGCTAGTTGGCTATCCGCAACCACCAAGCGGCCTATTAGTGCCCAAGGGTTACGAAAGAAGGTTTTAAATGAAAAAGAACAACAAATTACAGAATCCAGAGAAAGCTGACCTAAATAAAGACGGTACGCTTACAAAATATGAAGAAAAACGTGGCAAAGCCATAGAAAAAGCAATGAAATTAAACAAAAGATACGGCGGAAAAGTAAGAACTCCGTCAAATTTTGGCTTATAGAGTGAATGATATACCAGAACCTAAAAAAAAGCGTCAATATAATTATAGCACAGCTACAAAAGTTAAAAATGCGGCTCAAAAAAGGCTTAGAGAAGCTAAAAAAACTGCTAACAACAAAAAAAGACAGCTCAAAAACCAAAAAGACAAAGTAAGATACCTAGAAACTAGCTTAAAAAAGATAGAAGGTACGCTAAATGGTAAAAAACCGTCTGTAATAACAGATAATGAGCTAAAAGTTGCACCAAAAGCAGTTAGAGAGCACGTTACAGACGATAGTAACGTTATCTTTAGACCTAATACAGGGCCACAAACAGATTTCCTAGCCGCACCAGAGCGTGATGTACTTTACGGAGGAGCGGCAGGCGGAGGAAAATCATACGCATTGCTAGTTGATTTACTACGGTATGCGGATATGTCGGAACATCGTGCATTACTCCTCAGACGTACTTTAAATGAGCTAACAGAGTTAGTTGATAAAAGTAAACAGATATATCCAAAAGCATTTCCGGGTGCTGTTTTCAAAGAAGCGAAGTCAATGTGGGTTTTTCCTAGCGGAGCTACAGCTTGGTTTTCATATCTGGATAAAGATACAGATGTAACAAGGTATCAAGGACAATCTTTTACATGGATTGGAGTTGACGAGATAACACATTATCCAACACCTTATGTCTGGGAATATCTTCGTTCTCGTTTAAGAACAACAAATCCAAGTATAAAAGCATATATGCGGTGCACAGCTAACCCCGGCGGTGTCGGAGGTTGGTGGGTTAAGAAAATGTATATTGACCCTGCACCACCAGACGAACCATTTCCTGCACAGGATATAGAAACAAAACAATCTTATCTATGGCCTATAGGACATGAAAAGGCAGGGCAACCTTTATTCTTGCGTAAGTTTATACCTGCAAGATTAACAGATAACCCATACCTAATGCAGGATGGTCAGTACGAAGCCATGCTACGTTCTTTACCAGAAATAGAACGTAAAAGACTTTTAGATGGTGATTGGGATGTTGCAGAAGGAGCGGCATTTCCAGAGTTTGAAAGGTCACTACACATTG